CCAAGTATAAGATGCACCATTACATCCATACACATTTGTATCACCACTACATGATGTAGCACCTGCATTTTGTTGTGCTGAAATATATGGAGGCTGTGTTGTTCTAGTAGACATAGGTGAATAACCAGTATGTCCTGCTACATTAGACACATAAACCCATATATAATAAGTTGTATTAGGAGTTAAACCAGTAAATGTTTTATCCCAAATTGAATAAATACCTTTGTTATCAGTACCACTCTCATATTTAGTATTTGCTGTTGGTCCTGAACTATTTGTCCCCATATAAAAACCATAACTGTTTACATTACAACCTCCATTACTACCAGTATATCTTCCTCTACAAAAAAATTGAACTGGTGTAGCTGCTCCTAATATATTCATGCCTACTCCTGTAGGTGTACTACAAGATGTGTAACCATAAAATTCACTCATGTTGTCAGGATCTGCAAATCCTACATCATTACTTAATGTGCCAAGAGATACATTATTGTCTGTATTATTGCCATTCACTTCTTCATTAATGTCAGCTCTGAGTCTTAGTTGCCCTGATGATGGTACTGCCATAATTTAACAATTTACTGTTTCTAAAAATCCTTCTTGTTGTTTTAGATGATTATATGCTATTTGATATGTACTTAAATTGACATCAAAATCATATACTTGAAAACCTGATTGCCAAAACAACCAATTCTCTTGATCTAAATACTTTGTTTCTTTATCTAAATAACCTGCTACCTGAAAAGTCAGTATAGATCTTTTAACAATATTGCCATTATTATCAGTTCCAAAGTTATCTATTATTAATATTTCCTTTATAGAAATGTATGCATAGTCAAAATCAGTTGTAGTTACAATAGTTTTTGGCACCTGCACAGTATGAGATTCACCATCAGGTGTTGTGTAAGTTTCTTCAACTGTTTCTGTTTCAGACAAACTTGTTTCTATATATATACATTTACCTTCTATAGCCATAATTACATTTTTATTTTCTTTAACCACTTATTCCATGCAGTTGAAACTTTGTTGTTAAATGCTTTTATTTTATTGATTAACCAAGTTAAAATTCTTACCATATTATGTTTGTTTTCTTTTTTTATGTTTATCTATTAATGCTATTAATTCTTCTATAGTCATATCAATCTTCATTTTTAATCCTCCCTCAATAACTTCTATAGGTTTACCATCTTTATAAATTACTATTGTAGGAACTGATTTAATACTTTTTCTAATTGCTTCTGATTGTTGTTCTACATATGCATATTGCACATCTATTCCTTTCAACCTATCTAAGCCTTTGTATGCTCTACCACTATTCCACTCATAGTTAAAATGAACTATACTCATTTCTTGTCCATAACTAAATGTAGATAACAATAAAGCTAATATTAATGTTCTCATTACTTATTTTTTATAATTTCAAATAACTTTTCATCTATATCTTTCAATTTCTCACCATTCTCCTCAACTTTTTCTTGTGTTGATATAATAGTTTCTCTAATTAACTGATCTTTTAAGTCATATTCTGTTCTAGACACCTCAGGTTCAGGCAGCTCTTTAGCAAGTTCTATTTCACCTTGCAAAGAAAACCACATGCCAGTTACAGTAACTATCACAAAACCTATTGTTACAAGATTTTCAACTGTTATGTTTAATTTTTTACCTTTTATTTTATCAAAATCATCTGACATTTTTTATTTTTTTTTATTGGTTTATACTCTATTTTAATTATACCTCCAATACAATAAATTCATACTATACTGTCTTGTTGTGTAACCACTTTTTGTTATTACTAAAATATTATTTAAATATTGTGGTGAATTAGCAGGATCAGCACATAAAAAACAAGATAAATAAGCACCACCTGCTCCATTATAATTCCATTCAAAAGACCTTGTTTTTTGTAGTACTTGATTTCCAGTCAAATGTTCATTAAGATAGTCTTTCCTACATTGATTTGGACAAGTTTGATTATATTGACTTGCATTATAAGTTGTAGTATATTTTTGATAGTAATCATAATAAACAGTTGAACTAGAATTGTTAGTATGAGTTTGTATTAAACTATTGATTATACTTCCTCTACATCCATTTGCATAATGGTATATTTGACTATCACCCTGCAAAGAAAAATTAGCAGCTGAAATTGGCACATAAGCAGCAGGAACTGTAACTGTGTACATATTAGACACTCCTTCATTTGCTCCATTGTATGCCCATATCCAAACATAATAAGTTGATCCATTTGTGTAACCAGTTTTATTAAAATATTTCCATGAATAAATTCCCCATGATGTTGCAGTAGTGTATTTTGTAGCATTTGCTATATTACTTGAAGTTCCTATGTATAATCCACACCCAGTAACATTACATGAAGGTCCATTAGTATATAAAATTCCTTGTGCATTTATATGACCATCAGGACTAGCTGATGCTGATGCTGAACCAAAAGTTGGTGTACCACAAGATGTATAGCCATAAAACTCACTCATATTATCAGGTTCAGTAAAAGAGGCATCATTAGATAAAGTTCCTAGTGATACATTTGTGTCTGAATCATTACCATTTATCTCTTGATTAATATCTTCTCTTAATTTTAACTCTCCTGAACTAGGTACTGCCATTACTATATATCTGTTAAATTAGAAAATGTTTCATCACTTTTTAGATCATTATAACATTGCTGCCATAAATTAGCATCTTTATTCACATTGTGTAATTCTCTTACATAATGAAAAAGAAAGTTTTCTTGATCTTCATTTCTTTCTTCTTTAGAGTTATATGCTGCTATGTGATAATGAATACCTTCATTTTTATTTTCACCATTATAATTATAAATAACATCTATTTGTTTTACCCATAGATAAACATCATCATAATCTTTTATTGTTATGATCTGTTTTTCAACTTGAACTGTTTCTGATGTACCTGCTTTATCATAATTAGGATCATTTTCATTCATCTCATCAGGATATGTAATGACTTGATCTTCAAATTCTGTAGAACTATACTTAACAGTAGTCCATGTTATATCACCTTGTAGAGCCATATTTATTTATTACAATTATTACATTTATCACTTAATTCTTTAACAGCTTCAATTAATAATCCAATTAAACCATTATAATCAACTGCTTTAAATCCATCTTCAGTTTTTAAACTATCAACTTCTCTTACAAGTTCAGGCATTACTTTCTCTAGCTCTTGTGCTATAATACCACCTGATCTTTTATCATCTCTGTCAATCCAGTCAAATGTTACACCCCTTAACTGGTCTAACTTTTCTAATGGATTCTCAATTACTTTAACATTTTCTTTTAATCTTTCATCAGAAGGTGTTGTTGTTGAGTATGCAATCACATCTCCATCAGCATGGAAATCTCCATCAGCTTCAAATCTAAATTTATGTACATTATTAATAAACATGTCTACATGTGTATTGTCCACAAACTGTAGATAATCTGTAGAATCTAAACCAATATACTCTACTGCTCTAAGATCTGATGCAACTTTGTCTGCTGTAACTGAGTCATTAGCCAGTTTTGCAGTTGTAATGTTTGCATCAAGAATTTTTGCAGTTGTAATATTATCATCTAATATTTTAGCTGTTGTAATATTGTTATCAGCTATTTTAGCAGTTGTTATATTTGCATCAAGTATCTTAGCTGTAGTTACTGCATCATTTGCAATAGTTAATGCAGTTGCACCAGTAACATCACCAGTATGTGTTTGATTATAAAGATTAGTAGTTCCTTGTGAAAGGTCATCTGTATCAGCAGCTGCTAATTTAGTATCAAAGTTACTATTTGCTCTAGCTGTAGTAAAATAAAGATTGGAACTTCCTTCTGTTAAAACATCTGTTGTTGAGTTAGTCTCATCTATTAACTTAATCCAGTTACCTGCATGTGCAAAATATCCTTTTCCTGTTCCATGTACATGAGAGAACATACCATGATAAGTTGATGCACTTGGCAAATCACCTTCTGTTGCAAACATGTTAGCATAATAAATCTTCCCAGTTGTTGTAATGTTATAAGACTGAGCATCTAAATTGCCTCCTAGTTGTGGTGTAGTATCTTCTACAACATTGTTAATACTTACTGCTTGTACTCTAGCATCAGTATAATAAAGATTTGTGTTCTCTGTTATTGCTGATGTGTTTAAAGTTATGTCTGCTGTACCATCAAATGCAACTCCTGATATATTTCTAGATGTTGCAAGAGCTGTTGCAGTTGCAGCATTACCTGTAGTAGATCCTGATGAACCACTTACATTTCCTGTTACATTACCTGTTACATCTCCCACTAAATTACCTGTAATATTTCCACTAGCTCCTATAGTACCTACTGAGATATTAGGTGTACCAGTTAAGTTTGCTGCTGTAGTTGCTGCAATACCTAATCCATCTACATAAGACTTAGTAATGTGTGCTTGTACTTCTGATTGGCTAGGACCTGTGTATGTAAAGGCTCCACTAGTATTATCATAACTAAATGAACCATCACCTCCTGCATCAACAGCACTAAAATCTGCTAATCCAATACCACTTTGTGTAGATGCAATAGTTAATGTACCTGCTCCATCATTATAAGTAAGTCCTATACCTGCTCCTGCTGTTAATAGTGTATTAACTTGATCATCTGTTCTCTCTGCTGTCCAATAAACATTTGTAGATCCCTCAGGTAAATCATCTGTATTAACTTGATTTGCTCCTGTTCCAAAGTCTATTAGTGTATCATCTATAGAATCTGCTGCTAAACTTACAGCTCCACTAGCTACACTAAAATGTGATGATGAGAAACTAGCAACCCCTTTTGCACTTGTAGATGCATCTGTTCCTGCAATAACAAAGTTAGGATAAGTACCTGATGCACTTACTCCAGTAGCACTTGTTGCAGTAATAGCAACTGTTTGGTCAGGTGATGAGTTGGTAATTGTCAATGTATTAGCTACATCATCATAGGCTTTTGTTATGCCTGTCCCTGCAACTACTAAACTAGCAACTCTGTCATCTACTCTCTCATCTGTAAAATACTTGTTAGTACCTTCACTTAAATCTGATGTTGTTTTACTTGATAAATCTAAATTAGATCCTACTTGTAAAGCAATTCTTGCATCCACCCTTGCATTGGTTAGATATAAATTGGTTCCTTCAGAAAGATCAGATGTTGATTTAGCTGCTAAAGCTGCATCAAATCTTGCCTGTGTGTAATACAAGTTGGATCCCTCTGTAATATTTGCTGTAGTTAATGAAATATCTGCACTTCCATCAAAAGCTACACCTGCAATATTTCTACTTGTTGCCAATGTTGTGGCTGTAGTAGCATTACCAGTTAAAGCTCCAGTAAAAGTTGTTGCTGCAACAGAAGTTAATCCACTAATATTAGGATTTAATGCTATTGTTAAAGCATTTCCTGCTGATGTTGTTGTTATTTCATTACTTGTACCTGCTATTGTAAAGGTTTCTGTATCTAAATCTATAGATTGTGAACCTCCTGAATCACCTTGAAAGTCAAGATCACTTGCAGTTACCTGTGCATCTACATATGCTTTTATACTTTGCTGAGTTGCTAAAGCTGTAGAGCTATTAGATGCCATGTTATCTTCATCTTTGAAGTCTGTTATTGTAATTGAACCATCAGATAATGATCCAAAAGTTAAAGTACCACTTACTGTTGAGTTTCCTGAGATATTTCCACTCAGGTCTCCAACAAATGAATTACCTGTTATAGTACCTGTTGCTGTTAAATCTCCTGCATTATTAAGACTTACCCCTGATGATGTCCCTAAACCATCAGAAATCACCTTTAAAGATGAAGTAAGCCCATCATTATCTCCTACTTTTATAAGAGAATCATAACTGGATGCAATAGATATTCCTGTTAAACTACTTGCCATTTTTTATTGTTTTAAATTTATTGTTTATATATCTCATTAACTTTATAATGTTTTTTTGCTTAGGTTTATATGTTTTCATAGTACCCATCCTTGAAATGTTGGTTCATCTCTATCAGGATATATATCATCATTTGTGTTAGATGTATATTCAGGATAAGATGATTGATTAAAATCCATAAACTGTATAAACCTTCTTGTGTAATATTCAGCAAGAGTTCTTTCTTTTTCCACTAAATAGTCCACTTCATTCTTATCTACTGTCTCTGCATTTTCAGAAACATGCTTAAAAATTCCTCCTTGCTTAATTTGATAGGCAGCAAAAGGAAGGAAATCAACCATAGCATAATGTATTACCATAGGCTGTACATGATTGACTAATAATGTCTCATAGACTGTACCACTTATGGTATCATTAGTAATCATTGTTTGTAACTTTGTGTATAGATCTGTTCCTAGATAGTTTTGCACATGTATTTCTTGTGCTATTTCTACAAAATGCATTAGCTTATCAGCCTGAACATTCCCATCTATTATAGTACTCTTTACTAAATCATTTCTATTTATAAATAATGCTGTTGCCATGTCTATCTAGGTGTTTTAAAATCTTTAGGTTTAAGGAAACCTCTATTCTTCATATCTCTAGGTCTCTTTGCTACCTTTATATCATTAGTAGGTAGATCAACCCCTTTTCTTTTAGCTTCATTTACAGAAGTAGGTCTATCATTTTCTAGTCCTTCATTTGGTAAAAATCCACCTTGTGCATTTCTTTTTCTAAAGTATACCTTTCTCATCCAAAAATGCTGACATGATCCACCACCTTTGTACAACCAAATGCTATATGTATCAGCTCCTCTAGGTCCCCATCCTGCATTTACTGCCTTTTTATCCATAGATAGTATATCTTCTTTCCTATAAATCTTACCTGCTGCTAACATCTTTCTGCAAAACTCTCTTGTATTTGCACTAACAATTTCAGGTGCATACTGATACCTAACTTTAAAAAGTCCAACATCTTGTGAACTTTTATTGTTTGGTGTAGCTGTACCTGTAGATGCTAGTTTTAACATTTCATTTTGCTTATCATCTAGGTCATAATCAACTTTTTCTTCACTAATTAGATCCCAATTTTCTAAGTTTTCTTCTTCACCTAGTTCAATTAGATCATCTGCAACTAAATTACTTGGATGATTGTCAGTTCTATATACCTTATTTTCTTTTTTAAGACTTAATTTCTGCCCTGTTTCTTCTTCTCTAGTCTCTTTATCTGCTACATTTGTTAAATCTGTAAACTCTAAAGGCTGTAGAGTAATAAAATATAGTTTTAATGATATGTCATTATATGCTAATATCTTATCAAATGCATCAATCATTAAGTTTTGGAAAGGTCTAATAACCATATTATCCATAAGTATAGATGCTTTCTCTAACTCATCTGCATTATTACCTAAACCAGTATTGTTTTTTACACCTAAAAGCATTGGACTTACAATTCTGTGAGCTACTAAAATCTTTTCTTGTGATTCTGTAGATAGGAATTGATACTGTTGATGTGCATCAGAGAGTTGAATAGGTTCTACTGTAGCAGCACTTTCTGAATTATCATTAAATGATAGTATAAATTTACCTGCATTACTAGAACCACTAAACTTTTGTCCTATCTTTTTTTCTATTAAGGATCTTTCTTCTTCATTAGGAATACCATTTGAAAAATTTATAATCATAGAAGGACTTAAACCATTTTTGATGTTATTCATATGAAAGTTACTTATCTCACCTTCTAGTTCTGCATACTGTAATCCACCAGTATATGCAGGAGGACTATAATAATAGTAACCTGCTTTATAAGGTTTTATAAATAACACCTCTCTAGCTTCTTTAGATGTACCAAATGCAGGTATTCTAGTAAGGTTATCAGACTGTTTGTAAGAGGACCAATCAGGACTATAGTAGTAACCCTCTATATCACCACTTTCTCCTGTTCTTTCTGCTCTTAAAGTCTCTACTGGTATGTGTTCTACCTGCACAATCTTCTTTCTGCCTTTACCATAGATAACTTGTAGTGCAGCTCCACCCATTAAGTAGTAGTCATATATAACTTTCTTAATTACATCCTTCTTCATTAAGCTAATCATCTGTGCATACTGGTCAGGTTTTGTATCACTATTCAATGCATCTAAACCTTTACCATATATCATTTCTGATATACCATTAATACATGCATGATTAGTTGGAGATCCATTAAATAAATCAATAAGGTATTGGTAATAGTTGTTATCCTCTCCATACATTACAAATTCTTTTCTTGGATCCTCTATAATTTTAGGAGCTGTATAAGCATTTAGTTCTACTACTCTAATATCTCCTTCAAATTTTGGTTTCCTATGTTGTCTACTCATAATTTTTATGTTACTGGTCTGTTATATACTTTGTATTTATTATTTCTAGCTGTACTAGTTTTATAAACATCTTTGTATAAATCATAATATTCATTCCCTCCTTGTGATAATGT